CATCTTCAGTTTTTAATTGTACTGGAGGAGTTTTTTGAGTCCACGCAGAAGGACCTCTTAAATATCCTACTATACCCATTTCTGAAGCTACCTTACAAAATCTAATAGCTGAAACTACTACACCGCCAGAATTAGGAGAGTCTTGGACTGAAAGTCTTGCTGACAATTCATATCTAGCTCCCGCAAATCCATAACCTATCATATCAAAGTTAGCAATTTTATTATCAGATGAAATATATTCTCCACCTGGCTTTTGCTGAACTGTAAGAGATGGACCAGCAAATAAAGTCATACCTGCTGTAGACTCATCTCTTACGATATTCTGTCCTTTAAGAACATTTTCTTTTGATACGTGTTTGTTATGCAATCTATATTGTTTTGCCATATTAAGGAAATCAGTATTAGCTGTTCTTCCTGTTCTAATATGTTCCTGGCCTTGTGTAGAACCAGCTGCCATATTCATTTGAATATGTTGCGTAATCATTAGACCTGAGTCTAACATGGCACCTTGTAAAACTTCTGACATTCTTGAAGCTCCCCAAGCTGACCTCATATCTGAACCAACAATTGTTAATCCAGCATCAATGAATCTTTGTTCAGTTGTCATAGCATCTTCAGTTGAAATTAATGTTGGTATACAATTAACAAAATGTACACCAGCTTCTAATGCAACATCAATCCAGTATTTTGAAGCTTCTTCTGAACCAACTGGTAGATAGTTAACTAAAACATCTACATCATGATACTGTAATAATTCAACTGTTCTTTCAAATGATTCAGCTGGTACAGCACCATTTACAAATGTGACTTCATCTGGATAGTCATGCATATGTGGAGCTATTCCGTCCATTTCTGGAGCTGAATAAACCATTGCATCTGAACTTACACATGAAGTATTTGCTTTTGTTGTAATTTTATCGACATGGTCCATGGCACAATTAGGTTGAGCTCTTAAAGCTACATTTAATTTTTTGTTTACTTTCCTTTTATCGATATCAAACCCAATAACAAATTCAATATCATGTATTTGATATCCTCCGATATCTTCATACATAAGACCAATCTTATCATCAGGATTTTCGTTGTAGTATTGTACTCCTTCCACTAAGGACTTAGCACAACTTCCGACACCTACAATGCCGACTTTTATTTTTGACATATCTTTCTCCATTTATATCAGTTTATTTAAGTGAGTAATTTGACTGGGAGACCCAGAGTAGCTCACTACATATTATTAGTTATAACACTTATCAGACCACTTCCGAGGATAATGACTGCTGCCGTGTTTAAAATTATCAATGCTCTATCTTTCCAGATATTAGCAACTATTAACCAACCAATACATCCTGCTAATGAGAATACTTGGTCGTATAATGCAAACTCAGGATTCGCCCTGGTTGCCATAGCAATTAAAAGAAGTATTGAACTACCCCATTTAATATACCAATCAAGCGTATATTTTGGAGTAGCACTCTTATATATACGTTTTGAATTCTTTAATTCTTCTTCGCTAAACTTTGTCATAAACTATACCAGCTTCTTTAAACATTTTTGTTGTAATCTCTGTACTCTTTGCCCATTTAAGAGGAGCATCTAAAAATTCAGCTACAACTCTTACTACACCAGCTTGTATTATACCTTTTGCACATTCATGACAAACTGGTAATCCTACTATATACATTGTAGAACCTTTAAGAGATTGATTATGATAATTTGCATTATATATACAGTTCATTTCTGCATGTACAACATACTTATATTTTTCTTCTCTATTATTCCATCTATCATCATAATCTTGTATACCCCTTGGAAATCCATTATATCCAGTTGATACTAATCTTTTATCTTTTACAGCAATAGCACCTATTTGAGTGCTTGGGTCTTTTGACCATGTACTTACTACACCAGCTATTTCAAGCCATCTTTTATCCCACTTATTTAACAAGGTCAAAGTGCCTCTCATAAACATGTAAGTTTTGTACTTGCCAATAGATATAACCTAACTCTACTTTCATACCTTCGTAATATAAATCTTCTTGTAGTCTTTCTTGTACATATCTTTGCCAAGCATAATCATTTCTATAACCAAAGATAACATCATTACTTCTCATTTGGACAGCAGCATGAAGCATATTATCACGAAGATAATAAGTCACAGCATTAGTACAAATAAAATCATTTTTACCGTTTTCATTATATTCAGTCCATATACTTGGTCTTTGATATATCATTGAAGCTCTACGAGATTCTGGATTGTTTTCACATAACTCTTTAATAACTTGTTGATATTGATTGTGGTATTTATCTGACCAAATTAGATGACCATAATTAGAATTTATTTCACCATGTTTATTTGCAGAATATAACCAGGCTTTTGGCGCTTGAGTATGACCATATATATCAAAAACATTTGTTGATTGACTATTGTACCACATTAATTCTTTTTCAATATATTCTTCGTTTGGAGTACCAAATATTGCTGGTTTATCAGCAACAAAAGATGCACCAATAATTTCTATTGTCTTTACGCCCGTTTTATCATTTACAAAATGGCCATGTTCTAAATGCTTTTTAAATACTTGAGCAATATCTTTTGTACTATTCACTTGATACATTTGGCACCTTTTTGTTGAACATATCTCTTGTTGGGTCTTGGCCTTCCATTTTACCTCTGGCATAAGCAACTGCAAAAGAACAATAGTTAATCATGTCTTTGTAAGTATCTTCTATGCTTTCGAAGTTTGGCTCATCAGTTGATTCAAGCAGTGAAGTTGCTCTCATCATTTTACCAAGAATAATATCATGAATAGTATCAATGCCACGTCTATAATGCATGGCCTGTACTACAGTTGATTCAGAACTTTGATAGTCTTGAGATTTTTTAGTTTGTAATTCTGCGCATTCTTGCAGGACTCTTAGGCTTTCTTTCATAATCACTCCATAATTTTAATAATAAGTATATTATAACATACTTTAGGTTAAATGTAAACTGTTTTTTAAAATATTTTACTACTTGTATACTCACGTAATTTATCGCCTTGACCTTTAAAAGTAGTTATCAATTTCATTTTACTT